GGGCGCGGCGTCCGTCGTCCCGCCAGCGACAAAGTTGAAATCGCCCGTACCTGATGTGCTGGATGCAACAGGCTGCGACCCATCGGGCGTCTCGACCAATACGCTTATGGCGTAGGCAGTTGACCCGGTCACCGTCAGCGTTTGATAGGCCACCGCAAACGACACCGTGTTGTCCAGCGCCAACCAGTTCAGGCCCGAGATGGGTGGAGAGTCTGGCGCGGTTGCGTCCGACGCATTGAGGCCGAGGGACAGTTGAGCCACGGTTGGCGCAAACCTTGGAACTATGTTGGTTGACGCAGGCTCAAGCGCCAGACCCCGGTCTGTTCGTTGTGGGGCGTCCTCCGCAAACGATGTAATCAGCCCAGCCGTCGTTAGGCCCGTTGCCGCGCCCGTGCGGGTGTACGTCGCGCCTGCGGGCATGGCAGTGCGAAAGTCAAACGCGCCTACGGCCTGCGGAAGCAGCGACAGGCCGAGGTTCATGCCGAGCGACAGGGCCACAGGCTTAGAACAGCGCGATAAGGTTTGTCGCGGTCGTGCTGGTGCTGTTGACCCGCTTGGCCTGCACCGGCAACACCGTTCCGGCTGGGACGCTCAAAAACGTCGCAGAGGTATCGTTAGGCGCAATCACGACAATATTGCCGCCCACGCCCACATACAGGCCGCGACAGCCCGCCGGGAGATTGGTTGAGTCAGACGGCGTGACAGCCGCGAAACTATACGAGGACGAAACGTCGGTACTGCGGCCCATAGGTTATTGCCTTCCCGGTTGGAAATAGACGGAAACCGACTCTTGATCCTGAGCCGATAGATCGGCCACAAGGCCGTTTGCGATAGCACTGACAGACTGAAGGGCGTCGGACCCGTATGCGAGCGCCAGTCGAGCGGCGAGGTTATAGATCAGCGCCTCAAGCCACTCTTGCGGCACGTCCGGATCGTTCTCCAGCGCGTCAATGTCTTCAATGACCCGAAGGTAGGTGTAATAAAGCGCCGTGTTGGCAGCGATGGCGGTTGACGCCGTGGGCCACACATAGAGCGTCCGGATCGTGCGCTGCGGGTCGAAATACCAACTGACCGGCATTCCCGTCGCGGACTTGGTCGGCAGGTCGTAATACTCCTGCCGGGCCAGTTCGTTCATCGGCGTGTCGATTGTCGCCGTCCGGCGTCGAACCGAGATCATCCGCCGGGCGCCCGTGATCGGGTAGGACTGCGTCGTGGCCGTCAGAGCGGTCGTGCCCTCGGTCATGATCCACAGATGCTCTTTGGCGGACCACGTCTTGAGCAACAGGTTCAGTTTGCGCTCACCGTCGCTCATCTCTTGAGCGGTGGGCGTTTCGCCAGCCGCGATGATCTTGGCGGTCTGGAAGGCCTCCGTGATGATTTCACGGGCATCCAAACTGAAATCGACAGAACCGGAAGTCGCCATCAGAGGTCGCTCGCTGTCACGTCGCCAACATTAAGAAATACGTCCGGCGTTTCGGGTCGCGTCCACGGCACGGCGGGGTTATCCGCCACGCCCCGCACAAAGTCTTGCGGCTGGCGCGCTTCCCAAAAGCGGGCAAGCACCCGGAGACCATCCCAACGCAGGCGGGTCTCCGAGGCTTTGCACTCAAATCCAGACAGGTCGCAAACGACATTCCAGTCTCCGAGGATTGCGTCAGTCTGGATCATATCAGTCTCCTATCAGGCGACGGTGTCGCTGAACGGCGTGGCCTCGGTGCCGGACTGGTTAACAACGCCGCGAACGGCCCAGCCGGTGCCCAAGATGTCTTCGAACTCAACCCAGTCGCCAATCGACACGCCGCCGGTCGTGGTGCCGTTGAGCGTCACAGTATCGTCAGTCGCGCCAGCTTGCCAGCGCAGGGTCGTGGTCGGAGCAGCGCCATCATCACCGATAATCGCACCATACATGATGTCAGTGCCGACGACAGACTTGATGATGTAGCCCGACGTGTTGACCACGCTGACGACAAAACGGTAACGACCGCCGCCGCCGGTAGCAGCGGGCAGCGTGAGGGTCACAGCGGCGTCGCCGCCGACCTCGCCCAGAAGGCAGGTCTTGCCCTCATGAAGGGCCTCGGTGATTGCGCCCGTGCCGGTAAGCGTAACGACGCGGGTCGATACGTCAGCAACGCGGTTGATCTCGGCGGCAGAGGCGAGAACGGATTGTCCGTCCGTGGCGCCAAGCTCAAGTACGCCAATGCGTACAGTGTTAGGAAAACGTGTGCGAGCCGTGATGGCCATGATTCAGAACCTTTCGATAGAAGGAATATTCACGCCGTCTCTATCGCGTCCGCCCGAGCGGTCTGCGTGAATAGGGGTTTTCGGGAAAAGAGAAGAAACGGGGCGACCCGTGAGAGCCGCCCCGCCGGTCAGGATTAAGCGCCGACCGAACCGTACAGACCACGCGGGTCAGTCCAGCCCATCGAATAACGCTCATAACCCTTGTACTTCAGGTTCGAGGTGTCGAAGTCGTTGTCTTGCGCGAACTCCGCAGCGGTCCGCTCAAACATTTTCAGCCCGTGCGGGGCATTGGTCCGGATGAACCATGCGTCCACATCGGTCAGATAGTGGTTGATCTTCACGCCTTCCGGGAACATCCCCATCGAACGCAGGGCGTTGATGGCGTTGTTCGCGGTGTCGTTCTGAAGCTGCGACTTCATGATGCGCGTTGCCTCGAAAGTCAGGCTAGTCGGGACAATCAGGCTGCGCGGCATCAGGCTGATCTTCATGCCACGGTCGTTGACCGCGTTCATGATTTGGATCGAAAGGTCCTCAATCGAGGCTTCCGACAGGTCAGCCGGGGTGGCCAGTTCGTTGGAGAACGTGCCGCCTTGGATCGGGTGATCCGTGGCCAGCAGTTCTTTACCGTCGCCGCCCGAGTAGGCCGACGTGAAGGCGCGGTTATAGACGTTCGCACCGACGTTTTCCTTCGTTTGACGGAAGGAGAACGCGAGGTCCTTGGTCGAACCAATGGCCTTCTTTTCGTACTGGTTGTCGTCGATCGCCTCACGGGTCACGATGAAGCCGAGGCCGTAGGCAACGGCGGTGTAGCGCGCCGTGTAGCCCTGCGAGGTCGAATCGTACTGAACAGCCGCGCCCTGCTCCTTGATCGGAGCGAGACCGAAGCCGGGCATCAGCACGTCTTCCTCGTAAGCCTTGTCGGAGGTTTCGAGGTCGAACAGGTCCCGATACTCGACGGGATGCTCGACGTATTCTTTGCCCCAGACAGCGTTCAGGCCGGGCCACAGGAGTTTGGCAATAGAGCCAGTGTTGATAACGCCAGCCATGATTAAACCCCCGCGACTTGGTTAGCGAACTGGTGACGGTTAATCCGGACCAGCCATTTTGCGTGTTCACCGACTTCGTTGTCGGCGCGCGAGACCAGACCCAGAATCTGGAGGTCAAGCGTGTTGGTGGTGGCTTCACCGACGTTGTTCAGTTCCACACCGGAAAAGCCCGTGATGGTGCTGCCGGTGCCGACAACAAAGTCAGCGTTCAGGCCGATGGCCGCAGCGGTGAGAGCCGTTCCGCCCGACACTTCCTGAATCTCGTACAGGAGGCTCGGGTCGGTCGCCACCAGCAGGCGGCGAGCGGTCGAGGCGGCGCGGTAGATCAGCGAATCGTTCGTGACGGGCAGAACGCCCACCACAACGCCGATGATCACATCGCCGGTAGCGGCTTGGTCAACGTCGGCATAGACGACGCCGTTAATCGTGGTCGAGGTACCGGACAGTTTGACAGGATCGCCAAGGAAGATAGCGGTCGCGTCGCCGGTTGCAGTGGAATAGACATCGGCTGCGCCATTGTAGGGCGCACCCGTGATGTAGCGGACGGGCAGAAACCCAGCCGCGCGATCAGCGTTAGCCATTTGAAAGGTCTCCTCGCACCCGGCTTAGGCCTTAGGTGCGTTGATGGGTGATCGAGCTACGTTCGCTCGGGGTGTATTGGTCCTTGAGGCGTCCGGTCGTGTCCGCGCCAGCGCGCAGGGCGTCCTCAAACGGCTTCAAGGCGTCTTCTTTTTCCTTGCGCCCGACGTCGAACTCCGACTGGGGCGTCTCCATCAGAACAAGCTGGTGCGGGGAACCATCATCCCGCTTGCCGCCCATTCTGGAAATGCGCGAGCCTTGCCCATCGGTGCGTTTTGCTCCCGATCCGGCTTGTTCTTGCGCGAAATCATATCCGAGGTCTCGCATCTCCAAGATGCGAGCCGGTGAATCATCCACCCAGCGGCGGACAAAACCTTCACGTTGCGGTGCGTCGAGCTTCTGGCGGAAGCCTCCAACCGAGGCAC